TAATGAAAGTTCTACATGTAATATTTTCTACCAATAGACTTAAGTATCTTGGCAAAGCCCTTGAGTCTCACGCATATTTAAACTATGGTGATCATGAAATAGATCGCGTTGTGATAGATGATTATCCCAGGACAAGAAACGATAAGATATTCGAAATTCTAGGAAAGACTTTTGCATTTAGACCTGTCCTACATACAAAGAACAAAGGACTATCTGCTACTTGGTCAGAACTATTTGATTGGATAAAAGAAGAAGATTATGACTATATCCTACACCAAGAGGATGATGTAGTCCTAAAGCAAATGGTCTATCTAGATCAAATGATCTCTCTATTTGCTATGCATCCCAAGATCTGTTCCTTTACTTTAAAGCGTCAACCATGGTACTTTCATGAGAAGGAATCTAAAATAGAACCAACAGATCTACAGCTAGGATCATTCTACGCAGAGAAAGCAAACGTATTCTCTCCTATGTTTACTCTCTATCCTACTTGGATTGCTCATGGAACTGCAAGAGAGACCTATCAATGTAATATCAATGAGGGAATGCTTAATGAGCATCTAAAATCCCAAGGATTTACTCCTTATGTGCTTAAGGGCAGTCGAGGAGAGCATCTAATAGAGCATATCGGAGAAGAAACGCAGGGCACCAAGTGTCTTGAAGGAGAACCGAATTGGGAGCTATTTGCAAAGTATGATCCGAACAAGGTTTACAGTTCGAGAGATGGGAGCCTGATAAGAGCCTAAATATAACAACATCCTCGCGAGGCTCTCATGTCAACAGTAACAACAAGACAAGGTCTAAAAGATTATTGCCTTCGTAAACTCGGTTTCCCTGTTATCACTATCAATGTAGATGATGATCAGGTAGATGATCGAATTGACGATGCTCTTAGTCTATTTCAACAATTCCACGTGGATGCTACGCAGAAGATCTATATCGCATATCAATTGACTGCGAATGATGTTACATCCAAGGCTATCACCATGCCTGCTAATGTTATTGGTGTGACTAGAGTGTTTCCTATTGCTGGTAATAGCGTCAACTCTTCAGGAAGCCAGAACTTTAATATCTTTGATATCAATTATCAAATCCGTCTAAATGAACTCTATGACTTTACTTCTGCGGACTATGTCTATTATGAATTGGCTAATCAACACATAACAACGCTTCAGCTATTGTTCTTTGGTGATACTCCTATTGTATACAATCGCTATACTAATATCCTTTATCCTTCCTTCAATTGGGGACAAAATGTTACTACAGGCACATGGATTCTAATTGAGAGCTATCAAACGCTAGATCCTACTGGCACATTGTTTTGGAATGATGTATGGCTAAAGAAGTATGCTACAGCATGTATCAAAGAGCAGTGGGGATCTAATCTAAAGAAGATGTCTGGCGTTCAATTGCCAGGTGGTATAACTCTTAATGGTCAGATCATATATGAAGAAGCTCATGTTGAAAAGGCAGATCTATTTCATGAACTAAGAGATTTCTATGAGGCTCCTCCAATTTGGGAAGTAGGATAATGAAATCGTTTAAAGAGTTTCTCAAGGAAGTAACCAACAATAAACCAGGCGGTCTAATGCGCTCAGGATTTATTAAGAAGGGTTTCGTTCCTCCTATGACTCCAGGCAAAACTAAAAAGAGAGTCTAATGCCAACTAATGTTTATCTGGATCTGTTTCATAACACTCCTGAGCAAAGACTCATGGAAGACTTGATAAATGAGACGGTCTACCACTTTGGAATCGACACATACTATATGCCACGCACTAGTGAAACGGCAGTCGATTTTGTTATGGGTGACGATCCTAATAAGAAATTCACGGAAGCATATCCTGTTGAAATATATGTTCAGTCAGTAGATAACTTTGAAGGTGGAGAACTCTTTTCTAAGTTCGGTCTTGAAGTTCGTAAGCAGGCGCGCTTCCTTATTACATCCAGATCATTTGCTAAGAATCTTCCTAGTACATATAGCAGACCCCGTGAAGGAGACGTTCTATGGATGTCAAACTTCAAAGCTCTATTTGAAATCAAGTATGTTGACGAAGAGTATTTCTTCTATGCTATGGGTAGTGAAAAGATTATGGGATACAGCATGATATGCGAGAAGTTCCGTTACTCTAATGAGCGCGTTGAAACGGGCATTGAAAACATTGATGATATGATGGATACCGTGGTAACAGCATATAAATATATTATGTCTGCTAATGGACATAACACCAACACCTATACTATTAGTGAAGCAGTCTATCAAGGAGCTAATGCTGCCGTGGCGACTGCTAATGCTACTGTCGTCACGTGGGATAAGCCAACTCTATCTCTTGTCCTTAAGCACGTCCGTGGTACTATGGTGGCTAATACTATCATCCGTGGTGCTAATAGTAATGCACAATACGTCATGGTCAGTAGTGATCAACTAAGCGACGTGAATGATGTGATTGATAATAATAGCCAAATTGGATCTGAAGCCAATACTATTCTCGACTGGACTGAGACTAATCCGTTTGGACAACCAACCTAATGCTAAGCAACCAACAATTTTACTATCGTACCATTAGACGCTGTGTATCAGCGTTTGGAACGTTATTCAAGGATATTCTTATCCTAAAATATACTAATGATGGTACATTCACTGAGCTTGACCGTCACCGTGTTGGACTATCCTATGGTGGCAAGGAAGCGTTTCTAACTCGTCTACAGGGTGCTCCTGATCTTCCAGCACCTATTCAAGTTAAGCTACCAACCATGTCCTTTGAATTAAATACCATAAGATATGATGCTAGTCGCAAACTACAATCACAAATACAAAACTTCCAAAAGGTTAGTGGTAATAATAGTTCGGTCTATAATCAATACACTGGCGTCCCATATAATCTAAACTTCAATGTACAAATCTATGTACGCAATATTGAAGATGGTCTACAGATCATAGAGCAAATCCTTCCCTATTTTAATCCTGACTATACATTAACAATGGATTTTGTTGATGGTATGTCTATCTCAAAGAACGTTCCTATTATTCTAGATAGCATAGACTTGAATAGTGAATATCAAGGATCAATGGCAGAAGAAGTTCGTATTGTAATATGGACATTGAACTTTACGATGCAGACCTATCTGTTTGGTCCTACATATACAGGCGGTATCATCAAGCAGGCAACTGCTAATACATTCTATTATGGTGGAGCATATGATACAACCGCATTGGTTCTATCTACTGCTAATACGCCACGTGGTAACTTTACTCTAGGAGAGGCAGTCTATCAGGGACATGATATCACTTCAGCTAATGCTATTGGTGTTGTTGCTAATTGGAATTATGCTGGCGGGCAGCTTGCCGTGTCTAGCATACAAGGACAATTTAAAGCCAACGCTAACGCCAAGGGAGCATTGAGTGGCGCGTCTGTTAAGGTCAATACAGTTCCAGCAGACGTCAAGCTTGTATCTATAGTAACTACTCCTGTGCCTAATACTGCCAATATTGGGGACGACTTTGGATTCTTGACTACCATAACTGAGTTCCCTAACATTACATAATTGGTTCCTTAGTGATAAATAAATGAATGAAACAAGTGGCAATACTAAACTAGAAGAAGCATTAGGCATATCACCACAGTCTAATACTAATACACAACGTGCTGTAGTAGTCCGTCCTTCTCCTCCTGTTCAAGATGATAATACTATTCAAACGGATAGTGAATACGCACGCCAAGAGATTTATGATTTGGTTAGTAAGGGCGGTGAAGCCATAGATCAGATAATGGAAGTAGCACGTGAGTCACAGCATCCTAGAGCATATGAAGTCCTTGCCCAAATGCTAAAAACGCAATCAGATAACGTGGATAAGTTATTGAGGATTCAAAAGGAACGCAAAGACCTATTAAAGCCTGATCAAGAGGGTACTAATAAATCTCCTATAAACGTAGCAAACGCTGTATTTGTAGGCACTTCTAGTGATTTGATCCGTATGATACGCCAAGAAGAAAGGAATGATGGGCATATCATAAACGTAACACCAACGCCAATAGACGATGAATAAGACAGTCTTTAAAGGTTACATGAGTAATCCTAGACTCCGCCGTGCGGGGCAGGAGATTAGTCTATCCAAAGAAGAAGTAAAGATCTATCTCAAATGTGCTAGAGATCCTATCTATTTTATTGAAACGTTTGTTAAGATTGTTACTATTGATGAAGGTATTGTTCCTATCAAGCTTTGGAAGTTTCAAAAGAAACTCTTAAAGATATGCCATGATAATAATAGAGTTATAGTCAAGGCAGGACGTCAGACTGGTAAGACCACGACGCTTGCCGTTGGATATTTACTATGGTATGCGCTCTTTCAACATGATAAGGTAATAGGTATCCTTGCTCAAAAGGAAAAGACTGCTAAGGAAATCCTTGCGCGTATCAAGAACGCATATATGAATCTACCACTATGGCTACAGCAGGGCATAGATGAATGGAATAAAGAGTCTATTGAACTAGAAAACGGTTCTAAGATATTATCTGAATCTACTAGCTCTGGCGCTATTCGTGGATTTACTATCTCTCTTCTATATCTAGACGAATTTGCTTTCGTGCCTAATAACATAGCTCATGACTTCCTAACATCCGTCTATCCTACTATATCCTCAGGAAAGACTGCTAAGATCTTTATATCCTCTACTCCTAATGGTATGAATCACTTCTATAAGCTGTGTATGGATGCCAAGAAAGCGGAAAAACTAGGCGTGCCAGGCTTTAAGCTAGTAGAGAACACGTGGCGTGACCGTCCGGACCGTGATCAGGCATGGGCAGATGATCAAAAGAGAGTTCTAGGTGAGGAGAAGTTCCTACAGGAAATGGAATGCGAGTTCCTAGGAAGCGCAGGCACACTAATATCTTCTGTTGCGCTAAAGAATCTCAGTTACATAGAAGCACTCAAATTCTTATTAGAAGGCGCACTACATCTCTATCAGGAACCTATACAGGG